CTGCCTCCACCAAATAAACCTCTTGTAGAGGATGAACACGATGCTAAAGTGGAATTCACAACGTCCAAATTACCAAAGCTAGTGGTGTTCCCCGTGGAAGCGATTGTTATATAGTTGATGGTGGATAAAGGCGTACCAGACGAAGTTCCCCCGCCAATTACTCCGCGAGTTGATGAATTACATCCAGCCCCTTGCAACATTGAGATATAGTAATCACCAAAATCAGTTGCATTCCCAGTAGAAGCGATAGTTACATAATCTATTACATTTATAGCTGAACTTACGCTTTGACCAGCTACAAATACCCCTCTGGTTGAGGAGGCGCAAGTTGCGTAACCATATCTAGAAACAGTTAAATCACCAAAATCTGTAGCATTTGATGCAGAACTTATATTGAAGTAATCAATAACATTTATAGGACCTGTTGCAGTATTCCTCCCTGCGAATAATCCTCTAATGGCAGCGGGGCTAACGCTCCCACTAGCAGCACTAAACGGGCTAGGGCCAAAAGTATTTAATGCCCATACGTTCATCGTATAAGCAGAACCGTTGGTTAATCCTGTAACTGTGAGTGGGGATGCAGCCCCCGTAGCTGTGGCTGTTGTGCCATCGGAAGTTTTAATAGCTACTGCGCCATAGCCTGTAATAGCCCCACCACCTACATCAGCAGGTGCAGTAAAGCTAACAGTTGCTTCGGCATCGCCGCCTGTAGCAGTACCAATCGTAGGCGCATTAGGCACCTTCAACGGGTTGTAAAACGCGGATATAACCCCCGCTAGGAAACGCATGGACATGACGTTGCCTCTTTAAGAGTTAATCTCTTCCCAGCTTGCGGTTGCAACCAAATCACCAGAAGTGCCAGCAATAGCGCCAATAGATTGGTTTTCTAGCAAATAGAAAGATGTGGTTTTATCTGTGACAATCAGTGTAGCGTCAGCAGGGACAGAGATTGTTGAAACAATCGCAGTTGCCGAACCACCTAAAGCAGCAGCAGAGTAGATGTTAACCGTTATGTCAGCAGCCGCAGTGCCATCAATATTAGCAACCGTGATTGAGTTGATCTTATAGACTTTACCACTTGATGCCGCATTAGACGCAAGCGATGTTGCGCTTGTTCCAACAGCAACGGAAAGCATGTTGCCGTAAATGGCAGTGACGTTGACGATATTTGGGTTTGCCATGTCGGCTCCTTTTTATATAGCAAAGATTAAATCAAAAGCAATGGACTTACCAGCGGTAATGCCTGTCGTGTCGGAAGCAGCAATAGTCTGGTTAGGCCATGTGCCAGTTATAGTGACATTTGAACCCGCTACCAGTGCTGGAGTAGGAGTACCAGTACCCCCACTTGCTACAGCTAACGTACCCGCAACCGTGACCGCTCCACTTGTGGCTGTTGACGGGGTTAACCCGGTGCTACCAAAACTAATGGTCGAAACACCATCAGCTTCAGTTGTAGATATTTTTACAAAATCAGAACCATTCCAAGCCGCTAAACACTTTTCGCCAGAAACAATAGTAATCCCTGCTGTTGGACCAGCGCCTACTAACTTAACTGCAAACCCGCCAGAAGTGCTGTTAATAACAACGTATGCCTTGCTTTGAGCAGGAGCGGTAATTGTTTTAATAGTTGTTCGTGCACCAGTGCATAACAACACCGCATTACGTGCTTGGTTAGCCGCGCCGTTGGTCGTAGACAGTGTTACATCCGCGTCTGTGCTTAACGTCGTTGTACCAGCAACAGCAGAATCAATCAGGCCAGTAATCGAGTCATTGACTGTTGCACCCCAAGTGCCCGACAAGTCTCCTGTAGTTGGTAGGGCCAGACCAAGAAGGGGGGAGAAATTTGTGACTGCCATTTTATTTCCTTATAAGCCGCGCAAAATACCTATTGCCTGTACGTAGGCTTTTGAGGCGGCTGTTGACGTTTGGAATGTAGGAGCGGAGCCGGTAGTTGCCGTTAACACTTGCCCAGTTGTCCCATTAGCGATAAACGATGTCGTGGCTACGCCTGTTTGATAGGGTATTTGGTTGGCTACACCGCCCGCTACGTTTACCGCGCTGCCTGTAACTGAAATAGGCCATGTAGAGGAAAAATTAGTTGAATCTACTTGTAGTCCCAAGTTAGATCCCAGCCAACCAATATATAGTTTATTAGCCCCTTGCCCAGTTCCGCCGCCCTGCTGTACCGGCGTATAGCCAATTGCCGTTGCAGCAGATACCCAAGTAAACGCCGAGCCATTCCAATTAAGTAGCGTGCTGGCTACTGTAGGGGCTACCGCATACCCTGTGGTACTAGCCGCAGTATTATAGACAATTCGATTAGCCGCGCCACCCGCCACATTTGTAGCAGTCGTAGCTGTTGTTGCATTACCTGACAAAGCCCCTGTAATAGTGCCCGTTGCGCTTAAATCAGTAAACGTAGTTTGTACAAACTTGCCCGCAGCATCAAGCCACACACCTTTTCCGGAAGGGTAGGTAACAAATACATCTTTAGTACCCGCAGAAAAATTAACCAAACTACCGCTATTACTAGAAGACAACACAGTAGTACGAGATAGGGTAGTGCCAGAAGATGTGTATGTACCAATACCCACTTCCCACTCAGTGCCTGTTTGCGCAACAATAGTGTAGTACGTACTGTTTGCATCACCAATAGCAGCAAAACTTTGGAACCCTGTAGACGCGCCAGCAAGCGTGATCGTGCCTGTACCAGCCGTAGTGGTAGTCTCTTTAACGCGATCTGCTAGAACAAGTGCCATATTGTGTCCTTACACCGTCATCTCAACATTTTGCCAATTAGGCGTTTGCGAGTCATCCAAAAGCTGCCAATTAGGAGTTTGCCCATCATCTATGACAGACCAATAGAATTTATCTACTGTGCCAACTTGTCCTCTAGCCTGTACCCCTGTTATGGCCACCGTGCGGCTAGACCCTACTGATCCTACCGCACCTGTCGCTACAACGCCATCTTCAGTTGGGTTGTTTTCTTCAGTAACATCACCTACTGCGCCCGCAGCCTCTACGCCGGTCAGCGCAATTTCACGATCAGCAAGAGCTACAGTGCCTACTTCGCCTGTAGCTACAACGCCTTGCAGCCCGGCTTCAACCCCAAGAATTCCAATTGATCCAACTTCACCAAAGCCTTGCGCCCCATTTACCCCAATAGCCCGTTCATCTACTAATACTGTACCTACTTCGCCAGAGGCTTCAACGCCAGTAAGTGCTTCTGTCGTAACAAATGCTACGGAGCCTACCCCTCCTGTTGTTTCTATGCCCGTTAAAGTAACAACAATATTTGAGGTAACAGTGCCTACTGATCCTGTAGCCTCAACACCACTTAATACTTCGGTTTTGGCAAAATTAACTGATCCAACTGCACCTGCTGCCTCTACTCCCGTAAGGGCTTTTGTGCTTGTCTCTGTAACGCTACCTACCGCACCCGTTGTTGCAACACCACTAAGTGCAATGGAATTAACTTCCGTAACCGTGCCTACCGCGCCAGAAGCCTGAACGCCGGTAAGAGCAACGACTACCGTCTGCCCTGAAAGGGAGGCAAACGGCGCTTCAGCAAAAGCGGCTATTCCGAACATGGCTACCCTAGCGAGTTACCCCGCTAGTCCTATTAGGTTGTAGCCAAACGGATCAATGCAGTGGTGGTTGTATTCGACGGCATTGTCAGCGTGAACGTACCCGCAGTAATAGTCTGCGAACCAAACGTATGAACGCTAATTGCCTTGTCGGATTGCGTAGAGTTATACAACAACACCGCGTCAAACGCAGTAGCCAAAGTTACTGTCGTGTACGTAATACTGGCCGAAGGCGTAAAAAACGCAACACCCGCTGTTGCCGATGCGTTAGTAGAGTTTGGCGCTGTTGCATTAGTTACCGTTACTCCGCCAGCGACATAGCCAGTGCCTGACACTTCACCTGTTACCGTGTACACAGTGGAGGCGGCATTCATTGTTGCTGATGCCAAGTACAAAGCAGCTTTAAGTGTATCTGTAGTTGGTGCAGTCAAACTGGTGCGCGAAACAAGCGTTGCGGTGCCAAGCTGATGCTCACCAACCATAAGCTGTTGCATAAACGAAGTGCACATGCTTTGTGTATTAGCCATTTGAGGCTCCTTTAAAAATTAACCGAAAGATGCGGCTTCAACTTTTAGCCCCACCGCTTTTTTTAGTTGAACATGGGCAGAACGATGTACCAGTTCGCCATCTAACCAATACTCTACCCACGTAGTGTATTCATTATCGTTATCGACATTACCCTCGCGCTTCTCCAGCAAGGATTCGTCCATTTCACCTTTAGTCGTCGTAATCAATTTGAACTCCTGATAATGGCAGATGTAGCTGTGTTGGTAGGCGGCGTAACCGTAAAATCAGTAGACGTTTTATCAGATCCAAAATCCAATACCGCAATTGATTTGTTACCTTGCGACGCATTGTAGATTAACGCGCCACGCGCTGTAACAGAAGCATTGAAGTCAACCGCATTAAAACTGACATACGCCGTATAACCAGATGAGTTAATTGTCACGCCGGTTAACAAAACCCCACCGGCAGTATAGCCGCCGCCAGTAACTTCGCCACTTGTTGTGTAAATCAAAGTATCCTGATTAAGATCTGCGGTCGCAACATACAGCGCCATGTAAAGATCATCAGTAAGAAGGTTATGTACCGCTTCGTACAGTTGCTTCTTAAAGCTAGTAGTTTGAGTTTGATTAATCGCCATATCAAGTCACCGGTTGTCGATATTGACCTGAACGGTAAGCGTCCTGGCGCTCCATACCATCGCCCAGACGTTTCGCTAATATCATTGCTTCTTTGTACTTGCCATCATACAAGTTAATCAAATCAGTCTCGCCCTTCATGAACGTATAAGCTTCAACTAATGACCCGTACAACAATACAGAATCAAAGTTGTCGCCAAGCCATGAAGAACCGGCGGTGGTAATTGACTCAGGGTAATAATAGAAGTGTAACTCTGCTGTGTACGCGCTATTCGGCGTTGGGCCAAGAATAAACGTCAACTCATTAGTGATCGTACTTCCTGAAATAGCCGGACCAAATAACGCATAGTACGCAGGCAGACCTGTATCAGCGGGAGTAGGGTAAGACTCACGGATAAAGTTAACATCCTTGTTCAACAAGAAAGTATATGTCTCCGTAGCCGTTCCATAGTTCTCAATAACCGCTAATGAGTACACAGCCAGAAAATCGTTAGGCGCTTGTAGGTACTTATTACCCGACTGCAAATTACCCGTCATATTCTTACGAATAGATGGAAACTGAACCGAGTTGTAAATGCGCTGCTCCGCCTGCTGAATGAACCGATTGATCTGTTCAGCAGTTGTTTCAGTACCGCCGCCAGACAGCGTTATATCCGGGAAATCATTCTCGGTGTACGACTGAATTGACGCAACAAGCTCAGTGTAAGTCATGGTTATGCCATCGGGCCGCGAGCCATTACGCCCTTAGTTGCCGCTCCAGTACCGCGAATCTTAATGCCCGTCTTTTTAACATCATCACGCCCTGGATCGCCCGCGCTTACACGCTGGACACTTTCACGAGGGCCAAGCTGACGCGCATTTAGCATGTTTGGGTCAGTAGGTTTCTTCATCTTCATAGGACCTCCGGTCATTGAATGGGGCTTAGCATACACAGCGGCTTGGCCGACTTCTTTGCCCATAACCTTCTGCGAAAACTTAGCCATATTAACCGCCTTTTTTGTACGTAAACGACGACTTCTTCTGATTGGCAACTTTAGCCAGGCCACGACCTAGCTGTTTCATCTGAAGATTAGTCTTGCCGCCTTTGGCTAACTTAGTCATAGGCTTGCCTGGGTGCATTGCTGCCTCATGCTTGTGAACTGCTTTTTTTGCGTCCATTTTAGACTCCTTTAGGATACCGTTACTGTACCAACACTTGTTGTTGCTACCAAATAATTTGGTGTTAAGACTGCATCAAAACTACTTGCCCCGCCAACTGGCGCCCAACCCCACTGGAATACACGACTACCACCACTAGGCTTACCGTTATCTGAGTTTATAGTTAATTGCAACCCTGTATAACCTGCTTGCGTGTAACTATTATCCGGTCTTGGCTCGCGCACTGCTTGCGGGTCATTAACTGGATATAAGCCCAACGATAACTGTGGCTGATCCGGTTCCCAGCAAGTTGGGCATACCTTAATACTAACCTGCTTAGTTTTGATCGTTAGCTTTCTTAGCTCTTTCAGCTTATATCTAAAGCCGCAGCGATCACATTCTGCAATACTGTTCTTTTGGCTTGCATATTTACTGCCCATACAT